AGCCAGGCACTACGAAGCTCCTTCCAAAGGGTGGTTACATCACTATCGTCGACGACATCCTCGTCGAGGCATCAGTCGATGGTTTCCCTCTGGGTTACAAAGACTTCCCAATCATCAAGTTCGACCACATCCCTAGCGGTCAGTACTACCCAGCTTGCGTGATTGACGACATCATTCCGCTACAGCGTGAGATTAACCGCACACGTTCACAGCGTATCCAGGCTAAGAACATGATGGCTAAGCCACAGGTTTACTACCGTGAAGGCTCCCTGACTGTGTCGAAGATTTCGACAGCGCCAGGTCAGTACATCGGTGTCCGTCCTGGATTCGAGTACCCAGCTTCCGCTCCAATGCCTCAGTTGCCTCCTTACGTATCTGAGGAGCTTCAGGCTTTGGACAACGACCTAGAGAACATCTCCGGTCAGCACGAAGTCTCCCGTGGCTCTACTCCCCCAGGCGTTGAGGCCGCTACTGCTATTGCTTACCTGCAGGAGCGTGACGACAGCTACCTAGCCCCTACCTTCGCATCTATCGAAGAGGGACTATCTCAGGTTGCACGTTCGGCACTGACCCTTGCTGCTGAGTACTGGACTGGTGAGCGTACCGTCAAGGTGACTGGTGACAACAACGGCTTCTCCGCTGAGATGTTCCGTGGCGCTGACATCGCTCGAGGTACTGACATCAGGATCGAAGCTGGTTCAGCTCTACCTACCTCCAAGGCTGCTAAGCAGGCACTTGTTATGGACATGATGCGACTAGGCATGATTCCACCTGAGGAAGGCTTGGAGCTACTGGACATCGCAACCCTGAGCCGTTACACCGACAACCGTGGCACTCGACCTGACGAGCTACGTGCACAGCGTGAGAACGTAATGTTCAAGACGCTAGGTGAGATGGACGTAATGCGTCACTACCAGATGTGGCAGCAAGGTGTCGAGCAGGGTAACCCAGCTATGATCAACCAAGACACTGGTCAGCCACTAATGCCACCAGCTGTAATTCCTGTAAACAAGTGGGATAACCACGCTGTTCACATCGAAGAACACGACAACTTCCGTAAGAGTCCAGCATTCGACTTGCTATCAAACAGCCAGAAGGCTGAGTTGAACAAGCACATCGACATGCACGAAATGGCTCTTGCGGCATTGCAAGCTGCACAGATTCAGCAGATGCAACTCGGAGCACAGCCTCCAATGCAAGGACAACCACAACAGTAAGGGAGCATCATGTCCGAAGAATACGAATACGAAGACGACCAGATCGAAACTGAGTACGAAGAGGCGGAGCAGGCCGAAGACGAGATCGACCAGGAAGAACCTGAAGCTAAGGGAAATCCAGCATGGGACGAGCTATACAACGTATTGCCTAAGTCTCTGCACGGCATGGTCGAGCCTGTCATCTCCAAGTGGCAGTCCGGCGTTGACTCTGAGTTCGAGAAGTTCAGCCCATACCGGAAGTTCGCTGAGTCTGGCGTAAACCCAGATGTTATCGAGGCCTCTATGGAGCTTGCACGTCAGGTAGCCGCGAACCCAAAGGCTGTCTACGACGAGCTGGCTGAGCGCTACGGATGGGCGCAGGCTAACGCAATGATTCAGCAGGCTACAGAGAACCTTGAGGAAGCGGAAGACTACGAGGACGACCCGTTTGGCGATGACCCAACCTCTGCTGAGCTTAAGGCCATGAAGGCTGAGCTTGACGCATTGAAGGGAACCCTTCAGTCTCGCGAAGAGCAGGAGGAGCAGGCTCAGCTCGGCTACGAGATTGAATCTTCAATTGAGGCACTTACCAGTGAATACGGAGACTTCGACCAGGAAGCTGTTGTGCGTCGCGCAATGCTTCTAGCTGACGACTACCCTAACGCTTCACTTGAGCAACTAATCTACGCAGGCTACGAGCAGTACAACGAAGAGCTTGACCGCATGCGTGGACAGGTGAAGAGAGCCCCTAGGATTGCTGGCGGAAACGCTAACAAGGTCCCAGCAGCTCCAGCTCGTGTGCTAAACAGCCGTGAAGACCGTATTGCCGCTATTGAGGAAATTGTAAAGCGAACTCTTAATACGTAAAGGTTTTATGGTAAAGTGTTGCATAGTAGTGAGTACGGCCTATTTGGGCTAGGGCGAACGAAGTAAGACCTTTAAAAACCAATCACACTAGGAGTGTAAATGTCTGAAGGACAGAACCTCGCTATTGCCAACGTCATCCTTAAGGATGTATACGGTGACATTAACGAGCAAATTAACAACGCAACTCCAGCGCTAGATGGTATCAAGTCAACCGCTCGCAACATTACTCAGGTTGGTGGTCTCGGTGTTAAGTTCGTAGCACACGTAGGTCGCAACACTGGTATTGGTGCACGTGGAGAGGACGAGGACCTTCCAGAGGCTGGCAACCAGCAGTACGTCGACGGCCAGACTGGTCTAAAGTCGTTCTACGGTTCCGTACGTCTAACCGGACAGGTTATGGCGCAGGCATCTCAGAACTACCAGACCTTCGCTGACGTAACCGCAGAAGAGATCGAGCGCATCCGCGACGACATCGCTAAGGACCAGAACCGCCAGGTATTCGGTGACGGCACTGGAACCCTAGCTAAGGTAGCTACCGCTAACAGCTCTGCTGCTGCAACCCTTACCCTAGACGACGTAAAGTACCTACACGTAGGTATGCGCGTTGACGTTCTACTAGCTGCATCTCTAGGTAACTCGGTTCCTTCCCCAGCTCACACTGGCGGATACGTAACCATCACCGGAATCAACAAGACCACCAAGGTCGTAACCTTTGACCGCAACCTAGCGTCTTCTGTTACCGTTGGTTCTGCTGTTGTACGCTCGAACTCAACCTCTTCTTCTCAGGTGAACAACTGGAAGAAGGAGTGGACTGGTTTCGGTGCAATCATCAGCGCTACTGGTTCCCTACACGGAATCGACCCATCGACCACCCCAGCATGGGCAGCAAAGACCAAGGACATCTCCGTTTCAAGCGTTCCTCAGCAGATCACTGAAGAGGACATGATCGGTATGGTAACTGACATTGCTGAGGACGGCGACAAGCCAGACGTTATCTGGACCGACCACGGTTCATGGAACGGTTACTGGAAGGCTCTTGAAGAGAAGCGCCGCTACGTCAACAAGGTCGACCTACAGGGCGGTAACCGTGGACTTGGTTTCGCAACCGAGTTCGGTGACCTACCATTCAAGGCCGACTTCGACGCTCCTAAGGGCAAGATGTGGTTCGTGAACTCCAAGAAGGTCAACCTAAACACCAGCCGCGGCTGGGAGTGGATCGACGAGGATGGCTCGAAGTGGAAGCAGGTTCCACGCCGTGACGCGTTCATCGCTTACCTACGTAGCTACTCCGAGATCAGCACCTACCGTCGTAACACCCACGGTGTTATCTCTGGTATCGCTTCGGGTATCTAAAGAAAACCGCTATGAGGGGCGTAGGATTATTCCTGCGCCCCTCTAGTCATAAGGAGAGAAAATGGCAATCGAATACTTCAAGCAACATGGCATGCTTCCAGACCTCAGTGAGCTGGACAGGCTCAGGGATGTACCTGTAAATGCCTACCGTCTAGCAAGAGCACTTGCGGACTACGACCCAAATATCTACATCATTAAACTGGCAGAAGGTCACCCTCAGTTCGACCGACAGCGCCCATACAGCGTCGTGGTGCACGGGGCGAAGGACAAGTACGTCCTGAAGAACTACGCAGAATGGCAGCTAGACGAGCGCATCATGGCCGATATCATCCAGGCTGACGTTACAAATGCAGGTATGTCCATCGACGACGTGCAAGCGATCAACGCTGCTCATGCAATGATGAAGGCTAGGGAAAGACAAGAAATAGACGCTGAGCGCAGGGAGTTAGCGAAAGATGTTGCTAAACTAGGACTGTCTAAGAATTACGCCCGCCATAACGGAAAGCTGCTGTTCGACCCAAATGCCTAGAGATTTCTACACCAGGACCGCTGACGAAGTCGCAACCGAAGTCAAGCGTATCTTTGGTGACGAAGCTTTAGTTGAGCTTAAGTCCTCTGACTTGCTCCGCTGGATCAACGCGGCACAGCGTGAGATTGCATCTAGCCACAAAGCCCTAAAGGGTAAGGCTAGCCACGACTTGGTAGCGGGACAGACTGTTTACCCAATTCCACTAGAGAGCCCAGTCTCTCAGGTTCAGGGAGTGCACATCGAGGGCAAGCCTCTTCGTGCCATTAGCTTCCAGGCTGCCCAAGAGGGTATCCTCCAGGACGACCCAGAGCTGGACGCTGAGGGCGAGCCTAAGGTTTGGTACGAATGGGACGGCGACCTCTACATCTACCCTGCTTCTGATAAGAGCGTGGATGATGGCATGGAGCTGTTCTACATTGCTTACCCACAGAACCTAACGTCGCTAATTCAAAACCTTCAGGTTCCAGACAGGTTCTACAACCAGATCGTTGACTACGCTTTAGCTCAGGCTTACCGCCTAGACGAGAACTGGCAGGCTACTGCTTACCAGGACGCTCGCTTCAGGGATTCAATGAACCGCCACTTGGCACAAGAAGATATCGTCGACGTTCAGTTCTACCCAACCAAGGTCGTTCTACCAGAGGATGAATAATGTCTAGAGAAGGCCTCGTAATAAATGACTTCTCTGGCGGTCTCAATAACGTAATCGACCCTTCGCTTATTGCGGAGAATGAAGTATCTGAGATCAAGAACCTTGGCATCTCTCGTACCGGAAAGCTTGTTAGCCGTCACCCTATCGTGAAGGTTGGCACTTATCCGACTGGCACTACTACTGCACAAGCACTTGGATACTACCGCAATGAAGATGCCGTTGTATTTCTTGTCGTAGCAACTAATGCTAAAACTTACCTATATAATCTTGTTGCAAATACATGGACAGAAGTCTGGGCATATCCTGCCGAAGACATGACCACCTACTTGAATAGGCTATACCTAGTAAACTCCACGAACAGCGGTGGATATTGGTCAAAGATCTCCGGTACGTACACCTGGACTGCACTTAATACTGGCGCTAACCCAATGCCTAATGGAAATCAGATTCACTTTACCAAGGGCCGTCTGTACGTATCTAGCCGCTCGCTAGGGAACACTTCCACTTTGCGTTATAGCAACCTCGCTAGCACGGCACTGGGCACAAGCCTAAACGATTTCCCTACTACCAATTACATCGACATCAACGAAGGTGACGGTGACCAGCTACTAAAGATCATCGAAGGCAATAGCGAGCTATTTTTGTTCCGCTCAAACTCGACTTACAGGTTGTCATTCAGCGCATCAGCTGAGCCGTCGCTAGGAACCCTGACCGTTCTATCGAACACTATCGGGGCAGACAGCGCACGTAGTGTCGTAGAGGGGGAGAACTACCTAGCCATTCTGCACGCCGGAACTTTGTACCAGCTTGCTGGCTACAACTTCTATCCATTCAACCCAGCCAACAAAGTTGAGTTCCAGGTCAAGCCTGGATACACCGGAATCAAGCAGGGCTTGTCTAAAGTGGGTCAGTACCTTTTGGTTTGGCATCACGGATACATGTACTGCTACGACACTGAGACTGACCTATGGGTCGAGTGGGAATCGGTAACTGAGGCTGCTCACTTTATCGAAGCACCTCGTGGAACTTTCCTAGACTCTGCCGCAGTGCCTACTGCCTATGGCGTTCCTGGCAAGAACCACGCAACTCAGGGCCTACTGAAGCTGGCTCTAGAGTTTACTTCCACATCCACAGAGCTGATCAAGTGCTCCATTACTACAAGAACTTACGACCTTGGTCAGCCATCCCTGTTTAAGAGGCTGTTTGGCTGGGAGCTTCTGGTAGTCGCCGTCAACTATGTTGAGGCTTCTATCAACCCTATCGACGCTATTAACATCTCCCTAATGACATGGGACGAACTGGATAACTACACGTGGCAAGAAGCTCAAGACAATGAGATTACTTGGCTCCCATTTGGATCTGGTATTCCGGTTATCGTTGGTGGCCTGCCCTCCTCGAGTCCTAACCCACAGGTTGTAAAGGTAAGTGGCAAGCAAACATTCAAGAGAGCCTACTTCACTATCAAGTTTGAGAATGATGGCACTACGGCAACTGCCCCTAGTCGTCTTGATGGAATTGTGCTTTATCTAGTTAATGGTCGCAGAATAGCAATGTCGAGGACAGCCTAATGAATAATGTTGGTGGATCAGGATTTAACAAGTATGCTGCTGGTGCAAAGCGATACGGTATTGGCATTGTAGGACCTAATACTGGAATGAAATTAGACAAAGCAGGTTACGAAGAAAGAGCTACACAACAGCGTGCAAAGAACGCAGCTCTGCTAAAATGGGTACAGGGCAGAAACGGCGCTCGCCGTTTTGCCAAGCCTCAGAGTCAGATAGGTAAGAAGTAATGGGTCTAGCAGATAAAGCAGCACGTGCTGCGTCAGCAGCTAGATCTGCTGGAGGGACGGCCGCAGATGCAGCTAAAGCAGCTAAGGGTTCTGCAACGGCTCAAGGTGCTTTTAAAGTCACTAAGCCTGCTACTACTAAGCCTACTACTAAGCCTGCTACTACTAAGCCTGCTACTAAGCCTGCTACTCCTGCTCCTGCTGTTCCAAGCAGCATCGAAAGCATACTGGGCATTCAGGAAGCTACTGCAGTTAATGAAACTGAAGCTGCTTACGATGCGGGGAAACTGCTAAGAGACTACCAAATAAAACAGTCGTACGCTCAGTTGCAAGATGCACTAGGCACAATTGACAGAGCCGCTATTTCTAACTATAAGGACATTGCTAACGACTACGCAGCTCGTGGCATGTCTCGTAGCGGCGGCTTCATGGGCGCAGAGTCTGCTGCTATAGCGGACAAAGATCGAGCAGACACTCAGGCAAATGCCGCACGAACTAGCTTCTTGGAGCAGTTGGCGACTGAGGATTTCATTGCTCAAGGCGGAAAGAACTCTACAATTCAGGCAATTTTGGCAGATTACCTAGCCCGTAAATTCGCATCAGCCCAGGGAGGTTAACCATGGCAGGCCTATACGGAGATACTCCTGAACTAGATGCAGCTGGAAAAGCCGTTACAGACTTTCTCGGCAGTGGCGTAATCTTGCCTTACATTGCTGACAGGTACTCAAAAGTGAGGAACTTCGCAAATGAGCAACTTCTCCCAGCAATAGGGCGACAGGCGCTAGGTCCTGTCGGAATGGGCTTTGGTCCAACTTCATCTGCCCCCAGTCGGCTTACACAGGGCGCAAAAAGCCCATTAAGCACTATTGCCGAAGACTACGCAAGTAAGGTCGACCCTAAAGCTTTCGTTAATCGCATGACATCACGAGCGCAAGGAGACCAGCAGGGTGCACTAAATCTGCTCTTGAGCCAGATGTACGAAACTTCTGGTGGTCCTAACCAAGCTGCCATTCGACAGCTTGAAGCACAGCGCCTAGCTGCTCAAAAGAACTATAAGACCAACCGTGCCGACGCTCAGAACCTCTATGGTGTTCTATCTCAGGACATTCAGGGGATGGGGACGGATCTACAGACCTCTTACGGCGCTGCAATCGGTGAAAGCCAGTCTACCGCCAGTGCTAGACAGGCTGCATTGAGCGCAGAGCAGGCTCGCCAGCAGGCAAACAGGGAAAGAGCCGCCGCTGAGCTTGGCATAGCCGCGGAAAGCGCCCTAACTAGCTACACATCCGACGAAGCCTTGAATAAAGCCATGGGAGATGTAGCCGCAAACGCTACTAATTGGGAGAATTTGCTCCGTGGGCAGCAAGCATCGGCGCAGGAGCGCACGAACCGCATGGTTACTGCCACTGGAAACACCAAGACTCAGACCCTTTTGGGCATGAAGGCGTTCCTAGACGCACAGCAAGCACAGATTAACGCTCAAATTGCTGGCGAAAGAGGTAAAACTCCTACTCAGAAGCTAACTCCGCTAGGAAAACTACTTAGTGGAGCCATGAACGACCAGACATTGAAGAAAGCTCAGGCTCAATTCCCAGATCTATTTGGCTCTGCAGGAGTTCAGCTGACTCCAGGTGAGCAAGCCGCTCAAAATGCCATGACTCAGTATGGCATAGGTCCTCAGGAGTACTCAACCTTGCTATCAAGCGCAATGCTAAAGGCACGTGAGGGTAGACAGGGCGAGATGAGCGACATGGAAGTCTTCATTTTGAATTCTGCTAACATTCCTCAATGGATGTTGGGCGGCTAACTCCCTCAAAAAGAGGTAAAATAATCTAGTGGCCCAAGACATTAGCAAACTAATCTCATACCTGCAGTCGAATCCTGTAAAGGTAACTCGTGCGACCCCGCAGGGCAGCTCGACTAATAGGTTGGGAATCACTTATAACACAGCCGCTCCTGGCGAACCATCGGACTTGTTCCAGGATGCGGTTCAGGGCCCCATGAACATCTTCGGTGGCTTCATGCGTGGGCTTACTTCACTTGGTCGAGGGATAACAAACCTAGCCGCTGGAACACTTCCTTACGCTAATGCTATCTACGACATGAGCGAAGATGGCATTAGTGCAGACGAGATCCCTAAGATTGGTGGCGCTCTAGCCAACGCCACATGGGGCGGTCTAACTGGATTTACTAAAGGTCTTGCCTACTCCTTTATGGACCCTACTGCAAAGAGCCGTAGAGACCTAAACAAGCTCTTTGGCGGACCAACCCCAGTAGAGGGCGCATACGAGCTATTCCAAAGCGAGGACTTTGCCAACGCGGCTAAGAATATCCCAGCTCTGGGAGAACTTAGTAGCCAGGAAGAGCTATTCACGCTACCTGCTCCTGCCTTCAGCGTTCCATGGCTAGGCATCGAAAAAGGCGTGGGGATGCCGATTACGAAGACTGGCGTTTACTCGTTCGGCTGGGACGTACTGACCGACCCAGTAAGCTACGTGACACTAGGCTTTGGTGGAGCAGCAAAGGGAGCAATCTCCGGTGTCCGAAAAGCCACCAGAGGAGCAGAACAAAGAGCCCTTCCTGAAACCTTGAGAGACCCCGCCGTAATTGCAGACACTCAAGCAAGGTCTTTTTATCCAAGAACTGTTAGCGATCCAGTTGGTGACGCTGCTTATAACGGCTATGACACCAACCCATTTGTCTTTATCGGAAAAGAAATTGGCCGCGGCTTCGTAGAGTCGCACAAGAACGCTCGTCGCTTCCGCATGCAGAAGAAGGCTGATGAGAATTTTCTCACTGACGCTATTGCAAAAACTGTAGCCAAGGGGGAAGACCCTAATAATGCAGAAGCCCTATATCGCTCAGTCGACGAGTTGGCTGAACAGGTTAGGGTAAATAACCAAGGGAAGACAGCTGCCGTTAAGGCGCAAAAAGACGTAAAGCCAGAGGACACTAGCGCTGCCCTAGCAGAAGCTATTCTGAGATCAGTTGCTTTCGCAAAA